ATATGGGAAAAACAAAACTCAAAAGAAGAAGAATTTGATATTTCTGAAATGGATGATGACTTACTACATGGTTTGATAAGTAAAGATATCAATTCTGATAATCAGAATTTTACTATGAAATAATATGTCATTAGATATAAATCAAAGCTATAATGACGCAAATCAAAAAATAAAATCTATCAACACCTACAAAGATTCTAGGGATGAAATAAAAGATAGATTAAATCAGGCGGGCAGTAATGTCAAGGACAAATCTAATGACATAAAAAATAAAGTTCAAGATGGTAAAAATAAAGTACAGGAAGGTATAAATAATATCCAATCCGGATTAAATAATTTACAAGCTGGTATAGGTAATTTACAAGCCACCGCATCTGATGCTTTATCATATGCCAGAAATGAGTCAATTAATCAACTTGATAGACTTATTAATACTTACACAAATTCTCAACAACCTGGTTCAGCAACATTGTCATACTTATTGGGTAAATTTATTAGGTCTTTTAAGATTTTAAAACCACAATTAAAAGATATTTTTATAAATTGTATTTTAGAAAAACTAAATTGCGATTATGAATCGGAGTATATTATTGATGAGGATGTCGCATATTATATTAAAATAAATAATTTTGATTTCCAACAACTATTAAAAATTGAACCAAGTTCTAGGTCAGGTAAAATACTATATGAAAGAGTTCCATTTACAAACGCCCAAATAAATCTTTCTCCTAAGAGCACAAATAATTTATTTTGGAATTTAATACAAAATTTAAATGTCCCAATGTCAGAGATTTATTCAGCATCATATAAAGGTACAAACAATCAATACTTATTTGACTTAACTTATGTTAAAGATTATTTTAACGAAGAAGGAGGACAAGTTTTTGGTGATTTTATAAAAGTAAATCTAAAAAAACCTGTTAACACTGAAGGTCAGTTTATTGATAAAGCAAAAGTTTATGATTTTTTAAAAAGTTATTACGGTACAATTGAAGTTTTTGATATAAGGGCATTTTTTAATTCTATTCTTAATTTAAATTTTGGTGCATTAGATATAGAGTTGGGTTATGGTTCAAAAACACTTACTGATAAGACTAAATTTGGATTATTAGTACAACGTTTGCTTGGTCAGTGTTATGACGAAGATACCGAAATATCTGTCGGAGGATTCAGTAAATTACCTGAATTGGATGACACTTCAGACAGATTTTTTGAGTTAAGTTTCAATCAAGAAATTTTCATTGAAACTAAAAATGCTTTAACTCTGAAAAAAGTTGCAGTATTTGAAAATTGTGATTCGGTCGAACTACCCGTAAGTGATGAACAAATTGAATATATGTTCGCATTAAATGAATCCGTAACCGAAACAAATATTGAAAACTATCTTTCAAATACACTTATTACTACTTTGTCAACTGACCCATCGTGGTCTTTAACTTTCCCATTTCCAAACAGACTTAAAGCTTCTTTTTTAGGCGGATTAATTTCTGAATTCCCACTTTTAGTTACTATAAGTGTTATGGGTCCAAAAGTGGTATTTCCATTATTTGTTATGTTAAAAGCTTTGGGTATACCTTATCCTGAAGATTTAATTAATAGTCGTGTTGAATTTTTAAAAAAATTCAGGAAATTTTTTGAATGCATTTCTTCTCGTATTATGTCACATTTTATTAAAATTATTTATGAAGAAATAAAAAAGGATTTAAAAAATTTAGCGAAGGCTCTTTATATTGACATTACCGGAGACGCCACTGCGTCTGTATATATTGTGGTTGAATCTTTGGTAAACGTAGCGTTGGTAATTTCTTCACTAATTAAAGATTATCGTAGATGTCGTAGTATTATAGATGGAATTTTAAGTTTATTAAAATTATCAAGAAATGTTGCATCAAATATACCCGGACCGTTACTTCTATTAAGTAATCTAAAGCCTGGATTTTCACCAACAAGAGTATTCATTGAGCATATTGGAAATTTGGATAAGTTGGGGTTACCTACAGGTCCAGGTCCTGATGGGAGTCCAAACATGGACCTGATGAAAGATTTTTCATTAATAAGTAGTTTCCATCGAGAAATGATTGAAAATGGAAAAATGGTAGGGGCGTTTTCTCTTGAGGGTGTTCCACCCACTGGTGGGTTTCCATCCTACGTAAAAATACAAGGAAATTTCTTATAATATGGAGAAAAATATAATTATAGAGACAATTAAGGACTACGAAAATAGTACAAATAATAATTTAGAGTACACTTTAAAGGGTTTGAGTTTGGAGTTTGAGGAGACTAAGAAATTAGTAATAAAATTGACTCACCATTTAGATAATATAGAATCCAACTACAACAAAATTTTAAAAGAGTATAAAAAAAGGACAGGTAATGATGGAAAATAGAATTTTATTTACAGGAGTTGTTAAACATAATCAAGACCCGTTTGTCACTGGTCAAGTGAGAATCATACCTAAGGACGACGAAGATATTGTTTCTTTGTTGAGTGATTATTATAAAAAGTCGGGATTATCTGAAAAAGAATTTTACAACGAAGACAAAAGTGATATTAACCAAAACATATTCTACACCAAAAATGACCCTTTTGTATATCAACAGTTTTCAGACAGTGCTATTAGTATACAACCAAATGTTGGAGCTCTTTGTTTATTAATTTATACCAACAAATCTAGTAATTCAGGTAGAAAAAACCAATTTTATATTCCAATGCCAAAACATTCTATAGAGAATTTGGTATCTGAAAATGCAAATAAAACCGAAGGAAATTTAGCAAAAGGGGTTAATTATAGTTTTAGAAAACCTTTAAAGGATGTCAACGGACAATATAACAATAAGAAAACTTTTGGTTGTTTTGCCGAACCTAATGATAACGCATTTTATGGTAAAGGAACTACAAATGTTATTTTAAAAAGTAACGATGTACTAATAAGGGCCGGTTCGTGCTTGAATTTAGGGGATGGGTCAGCTCCTGACATAAATACAAAAATGGGATTTATTCAGGTTTCTAATTTTGCAGGTAACAAAATCAAACTACCAAATAATGTAGTTGACAATAGTGTCCCTGATACAACACCAATATCAAAGGTAGTCGAGTATGAAATTACTTCAGGTTTAGATTCTCAAACAGATGAATATTCAGGTAATGTCAAAATATTTAATATGCCAAATCTAAAAGATTTGGCTCAGAATTTGTTTGGATTTATAACCCCATTACCCGAACAAGTTAAAGCACCAATTAAAGAATTTGCATTTACAAATTTACCAGCATCGGGTGTTTCTGAGTTTGTAAACACCGTTTTACAAGGAATGAACGATGGTAAAATAGTATTTGAAGATAGTAGTTATCCTTCGTATACACCTGAACAACCTATTTTTCCTTTCTTTTACAGACCATCAATAAATTTGAGAAAAATATTAAGTTCTTTGGCTAACCCCACTACCGAACCTACATCGTTTCTAGAGAAATTAAATTTAATTTCAATTTATAGTGAAATAAAACTATCAGATTCTTTAGGAATTGCAGGATTTGGATTGGTCAGAGGAAAAAATAAATTTGGACCTGGATACAAAAAAGTTAAACAAGTAACTCCAGCATCTAAATTTTCAAGTAAGCCATCAAGTTCAACTATTGTTGGTAGTAATACTATATATTTACTAAGTTACGATTCACAGATACCTTCTAACGTCGAGCGTATTAATCTTTTGAAAAAAGATTACTATGGGATTTCAGCGGATAGAGTTAGTGATGAAATATTACCCAAAACAGAACCAATGGTTAGAGGAGAAAGTCTTAAAGAATTATTAGAGTTGATTGTTTCATTTTTGGTAAACCACTCACATCCATATTCGCAGTTACCTCCTTACGAACAAGCTAAAAGTGAAGATGCAACAATTAGTAAATCTGACATTACCGCTGAGTTTGCACAATATAGTTCTAAGGTTTTGAATACAAATATTCGAATTAATTGATATTTATCTAATAAAAGATAATGTCAGTTCATTTTTCATATTTCAAAAAGAATAATACGATACTATATAATAGTTTTACTAATACAGGTAGAGCTCCATATACTCAATTGTATTTCGGTTCAAACAACGATGGAATATCCTCACCAGGTTTTAGTAGATTTATATTTGATTTAGATTTGACAGATTTAATTAACAAATATACAGGTACAACAATTACTACCGCCTGTACTACAACTTCACCTATCAGACACATTTTGAAAATGACAAATACCTCAAGTTTTGACGATTCATTATTGAATAGTGAAACTTCAGACGGTAGATTAAGGGCAACATCATTTGATTTATTCTTATTCAGATTGCCAAAAACATCAGGTAATACGGGAACATATCAATTATGGGACGAGGGAGTTGGTTCGGATTATTATGACGTTAGAAAAACTATTAATTCAAATAATTCTTTACTTAGTCCAGTAATGTTACCTGATAATAAAAGTTTTTCACAAAGACCTTCAAATTGGTATCACGCGACAACAATATCTGGTTGGTCACAAAATGGAATTTATTCAAACACAAACACAGGTTTAGTTAACTATTCAGGATTAACAATTGTAGGTACACAACATTTTCAATTTGGTAATGAAAATCTTGAAATTGACATGACAAATGAAATCAATTCAATATTGAATGGAACATTAACCGGAACAACAGGATGGGGAATTGCCTTCCTTCCTGAGTTAGAAAATATGAGTGGTCTTACCTCAAACTATTCAGTTGGGTTTTTTACAAGGCATACTCAAACTTTTTACGAACCAAAATTAGAAACAATATATGATGATTATATAAATGATAATCGAAATAATTTTTCACAATATAAAGAAAATAAATTATATCTTTATTCATATATAAACGGTGAATTAACAAACTTAGACTCTGCTCCAATATTTTCATTATTAGATAGTAACAATAATTTTGTGAATTTTGGTAATGGTGTAACAGAGTTAAATACTTGTTTAAAAACAAAAGGGATTTATGAGGTAACAATACCGCCTCTTAGTGGTTCGGCACCTTGTACTTTTTATGATGTGTGGAGACCAATTAATTATAATGGCGTTCAACTACCTGACACAGTTAATTCTGTAATTATGTATCCATATGAAACATTTTTTGAGTTAGGATTCAAAAGTAAAAATCCTTCAATATATGGATTTGATTTTTATGGATTAAAACAAGATGAAAAAATAGTTAATAATGATTTACGTAAGATTGGTGTATCAATAAAAAAAGCTTATTCAACACAAGAAATTTTGAACGATGTTTCAGCTTATTATAGAGTATATGTAAGAGAAGGTACTACTGAAGTTGACGTTCAAGATTGGACTAAAATAAGCAAATCCTCAAACGAATACTTTTTCTTTTTTGACACAAGAGACAAAATACCAAATGAGTATTTTATTGATTTAAAAGTATTAAGTTCAGGTGAGGTGAATACTTATAAACAACAGATTAAATTCCAAATAGTAAATCAGAAATAATGAAAGTTAAATTAACAGAAAGTCAAATTTCAAAACTTGTAAAAAAAGTAGTAAAAGAAGGTCAAAAAGAAATTGATGCAATTTTAGATAAAATTAATTTAGTTGGAGTTGAGGGTCTGTCAAAAAAAGAAAAAGAATACTTAGACCATCACGCAACTACAGGCAAATTTTTAGATAAAGAAAGTCTAACAAGTTCACATCAAATTGCACAATATGGGGAAACTTGGTATTTTCAACATCCAGGTATGCCAACATATCAATTTAAATATGAAGTAACTGAAGAAACTCCTGATGAAATAATTCATACAGGATATTTAAATGTTAACAATGATGAGTATTACGGTGAAATATTCTGTGATACTGAAGGTGATTTTAGTGTTTGTAACTTCAATGACAGTGAGGGTGAAAATGTGTTTGAAAAATATGAAGGTTTAGAAAAAGAAATAGAAACTTTCTTACAAGTTGTATGTAATGATTTAAAAGATGAAATGAAAGGAGGAATGTCCGTATGAAAAATATAAATGAAACAATTAAAAAGATTTTAAAAGAAGAATCTGAAAGATATATGTTCTTTAGTAATTTAGAACAAATGAGAAGACAATGTGGTCTTTTATTAGATTTAGACCGTAATATGGTTGAAGAAATTTTATCTAATGGTCATGATTGGGCTCAAGACCATATTGCTGAGGCAAAAAACAATATGGACCAAGTGTTTGATTTTTTAATGAATGAAACAAAAAGTGGTGATATGTGGAAATCTGAAGAAGTTATGGAAGATGGAAGTTTAGAAGATTTAGCATTAGCCGATGAAGCGGATGGAATGAATCCAAATAAAGCCCTTGCGTTGTCTATGACAGAAGGTCGTAAAAAGGCCGGAACAAAACTATGTGCTCGTGGTAAAGCGGCTGCGAAGGCAAAATTCAAGGTCTACCCCTCAGCCTATTCGAATGGGTTCGCCGTACAAGTTTGTCAGGGCCGAATGAAAGGATTAGACGGAAAGAAAAAATGTTCGTCACCTTATTGTTAGTTCAATAGTTTTACCATATCTTTGTGAATATATTCATAAATGATATGAACCCAATTAAAAGACAATACTACAAACTACGAATTTTACTTCGTAACAACTTAACTCGTCCGGATTATGTTATTGAACAAAAAAAATACGAGTCTTTATGTGTTAATGTCGCAAAAAGTCTTATAAGAAGTTCCGATTCGATTCTTATAATGACACCGAAAACAAACAAGTATTATATTAAAAATGAAAACCTTGGTGTTTATATGGTGGTTTGTGACTCAGTATTGTCAGTAACAAATCATAAGTACTCCTACGAAATCAAATTAACCCCAAAAAACGAACGAAAACTAATTAACGTGTTCGACAACGAATTAGAAAAAAGAGGGGAAATTTACGACACAGAAATGATTTTACAAATAAAAGAGTCATTAACAGATATTTATAATAAAATATCAGAAAATGAACGACAAGGATTTGAAAAAAACAATTAGAAAACACCTTAAAGAAGGATTTGCAAAATACTCTAAATTTGAAAGAGCAATGATTATTCAGGATGTCTTGGATAGAGTTGGTCAATACGAAGATGAATATGTAAACGCTCTAAAAGAATTTAATTCTCAATTCCCCTCAACGCTATATAAGAGAGACTAATTAAAAATTTCGTTTTGTTTATTTTTATTTTTTCTTATGAACATTTTTGTATATTCACCAGATTTTGAATTTGCATAATTTTCCGATTCTCCACCAATATCTTTTCTATCTTTAATTTTAATCTTTTCATGGTCATGCGCATGAGCCCATTCGTGTGATAATGTCCTTAATATATCGGCTAACATTCTGTCTCTAGATAAAATTTTAATTCTGTTTTCTTTTGGTGAGAATGACCCTGTTGTCATTTTACCTTTTCTATCATTTAAAAATTCAATTGTTAAGTCATTTGACAACTTCATTTTTTTCATCAATAGATTACAAAATTTTTTAATAATTTCAATTTGTTTTTTATCTATGGTGTTTTTGTAAATTTTAAAACAAATTTTCATAATAAACTTTTTAAAATGTTTTTGATAATCACATCCTCATTGGTTTTTTTTGGTTTGTATGACACCATTTTTGGTTTGTTACCTGTACCTGTTTTTGAATGTGTTTTTTCAGCCTTTCTTTTTTGTTGACATGCTGATTTTTTTTGTGAGTCTGTCATTTTTGCAGCAACTCCCGCAGCTCTACATTTAGGATATCCTTTACTGTCAGCTTCAGGTCTTCCACATGGGGGATGACCACCACCTTCTTTTTTTCTACAAATATTAACCCACGGACCTTTTGGTTGTTTACTACCTTTAGGTTTCTTTTTAGTTCCAAACCAAACACCCAAATCTTCATTAATTGTGTGAGCCTCATGTTTATCAATCTTGTATGAACCATCATCATTCTTTTCCCAAACACCAACTTTAGTTTTGATGTTATTTTTCAATGTTTTTTGTTTAGAATTATGATTGTGTTCAATATCTACAAATTCTTCAAAGGGTAATAAATGACTTTTTTTCCATTTTTTTAACCCAATTTCAATTGGAGCGTTGTAAATTCCGGCTGTAACACTAGTATCCGCTTCTTCTAATTTATAAGTTTTTGTTTTCTCATTCAAAGGTTTAAAGACCTTATTGATAATTTCATTAATATTTCCTATCATATATATAAATATTTGAAACTATGGAACAAAACGATTTACTGAATAAAATACAAGAAAAAGTTAAAGAAATTAATCCTCAAAAAAATGTTTTTGATGCTATTTTTTACAATGATAATTTAGAATTAGATGTATTCATTTCAAACTTAAATCAGGAACAAGCAATTTTTTGTCTAATTGAAGCTTGTAAGAAATCCTATGAAAGAGGAACATTTAACATTGTAGAAAGTGAGTTAGTATCAAAGTCTATAAGAATTTTAGAAAAATAAAAAAGGTCAGATTTCTCTGACCTTTTTTTATTTATATTAAGATATATTATCTTAATTCGTTTAAGTCAAATGTACGTACTCCGTCAACTGTGATACGTCCGAAGAAACGGTTATTAACCATTTTCTTAGCGTAACGTGTCATGATACCTTTGATAGGTGTAAAGTTGAATGGGTTGTACATGGTTGGTGTTAATTGTAATGGTACGTATGGTGCGTAGATATAACCTGTATCTAATAATGACGTTCCTTTGTGACCAATCAAGATAGTGTTTGGTGGGAAGTATGGGTCACGATACACTTGGTAACGTCCACTCAATGTTCCTACTCTTTCAATACCCATATTGTATTGGTCTTGTTCAGGAGCCGCGTTTGATACGTGGAAATATTGTAAATCGTCGAAAATCGCACTGATTTCAGAAGATACAACAATCCAGTTAGCCCCACCTCTCAATGTAGACTTATGAATTTGAGCTGAGATTTGGTTAATCGCAGTAATCAAAGTTTGGTTCCAGTCTTTTTGAGTGTATGGAGTAGATTGGTTGTTCAGTCTCTTCCATCCGTTGTAATCCCAACGTAATGTCCAAGCCGCACCTTTACGTAAGTCACGTAAGATTTCACGGTCAATTTCAGCCGCAACTTGTTCAGACAACAATGCTGTCAATTCAGCTTCAGCATCAATGTTGTGGAATGCAGCAACGTCTTGTGCCAATTCAGGAGACCATTGTGCTCTTAACTTTCTTTCAGTAACAGAAACTGTAACAGATTCTAAATTGAAAGAAACTTCACCAATTTTGTCTTCGAATTCTAACTCTTTGTATCTTCTGTATAACGCAATAAACGCATTGTTTGCAACAGTTGATGAAGAGAATGTAGACCCTGTATAACCATCAGGAGATGATTGACCACATGAAATACATGCTGGTTGTTGTAAATCTACTTCCAAGTAAATTACACCTCTAGCGTCACAAAGACTGTTGTATGTACCACCATTACCACCAGTACTACTTGTGTTCCAAGAGGCTGTTGATTGTGTGTCTCCAACATTCACAATTCCTTGTCCGTATTGTTGAGTAATTACTCTAAACAAGTATGGAATAGCTGTGTTTGTAGATGTGCTTGTGTTAGATGAAACACCAACAATTCTCAAATCAGATAAGAAAGATTCAGTGTCAATTTCTTGTCCGTCAGGACCGATTAATTTACCAACACCTGAAGTTGAGAATCCACTGACTCCAACAATTACTTTTCTGTAATCTGTGATAGAATAAGCTGACTGAATCAATTGTCCTGAAGTATTAAAACCATAAGTTGTTGTACCTGCAGTAACGACAACAAATGGTCCTTTAGAATAATCAAATAGGCCAGCAGGATTCAAACCAGGTTCAGTACCTTCGTAAAACAAATCATAAAGATTTTTCTGATAAGCCCCAGCACTTGTTCCGTATCCGGCATTTGGGTCACCAGGATAATTACCAGGTGCTCCAACAGGTGCGTAATGTTCACCACTTGCACCATTACTTGTATAATAAGCGTTTCCGCCACTATATCCCTGAATTTGAGGTACAAAATAGAACAATTTACCGATTGGTAAGTTCATAGCTTGTACAGATACGATATCGTTAGCTAACAATTTAGAGAACACACGTCTGATGATAGGAAATACCACAGTTTCGAATGAACCTGAATCGGCTGTAGATGAAGATTCGTTAATCAAATGTGAAGCTTGGTTTTCATATAACTGAGCTACATTTTCTTTTAGGTGGCCTCTAAGACCTTCTAGGAACCCTAATTTGTCCCATTTGTTTATAGTGTCTTCTTTGATAACTTTAAGGTGCTTAAGACCAATGTTACCTACTAATCCACTTTCTAATAATGCTCCCATTTTTATTTTTTAGGTTTTATTATTTTATTGTTTATTTTATTAATTTTTGCATGATGTCTTTCATTCTTAGGAATTGTGGGTTTTCATAAGTTTTAGACTCAATTAGGTTGATTGCTGAACCTGACTTTTGGTCAGTATCAATAATCTTTTCAATTGATTCAGTAACTGGTTTTCTAACATCACTTCCTGAAAGTTCATCCTTTATTGTTTTATAAAGTGCTTTGGATTCTTTAATAGTTTCAGCCGAGTCAAATCTTCTCAAGATGTTAATTTTTTCTTGTTTAGATGTTGAGTGTTCAGTGAAAAGTCTTGTTGCATAAGCTAAGTTTGAATTGAATATAGCAACTTCGTTAAGTTTGTCTCTGAACATATTCAAAGCCTTTCTATATTCTTCGTTTTTAGCTTTCAACATTTCAACTTCTTTTTCTACTGATTCAGTGAAAGTACGAGCCGATTCTTGACCTGCTCTTGCTCCTTTTGGTAGTGCTCCTTTTCTCCATCCTGTTCCGTAAGTACGTGCGGCTTCTTTAGCTTCTTCCTTACTTAATTTTGGAGTTCTACTTGGCATATCAAAAGTATTACCTTCTTTGAATTCAAATTTAGCCTTACCCATACCGACACCTTTAGTACCTTGTTTCATTTTTTCTTTGAAACCTCCCGTAGATTTTTTGTATGAGAATTTTGAAGCTGAACCTGTTTTTGCTCCTTTTCCTACTTTAGGTTTTGAGACCATTTTAGATTCCATCATATTATCTTCTGATTCATATGTGTCCATTGATTCATTTTGTTCCTCATTATCATCTTCATCGTTCATTACAATTTCGTAGATTGTTTCATCCGTTTCATCGTAACTTTCGTCCATTTCCTCATAAGTTTCTTCCATTTCATTGTAAGATTCTTTCATTTTAGACTTCGGAACAAATCTAGCATCTGATTTTGACTCTTTCTTGTCCATTTTTTTTTCGTCTTTATCGTCTTCATGTTCAGACTCTTCTAACCAACCTTCCTCTAACTCTTCTTCACTTTCAGTTTGAATTAAATATTCAACATCTTCAGTGTCATCAGTTAAATGAACATAATCACCGTCTTGTGTAACAGTAATTTCGTCGTCGGCTGACATTGCTTTAAAAACTTTTAGAACCTCGTCATCTGACGCATCTGTTAAATCAATAACTTCATCTTCATCATCAGATACTGTATCATCAAAATCAAACGAGTCATCTTCTAAGTCATCAATCATTTCTTGACCACCTAAATCCATTCCTCCGTCTAAATCTGATAATTCATCATCATCTTCTTCGCCTCCGTCGTCGTCAACATCTATGATGTCAACATCTTCTTCAGCTTCATCAGTCTCTTCTTTCATAGACTCTTTTACTAATTCGCTAATTTCTTCCTTCATTGTAGAAGCAAGTATTTCTTTTGCGTTTTCGTTAATAACCTCTTCCAAATTTTGAATTTGGATAAGAGTTTCTTCAACTAAGTTTTTTTCTGCCATTTTGCATTTTTTTAATAAATATGTAGATATTCTAAAAAAATACGTTTATATATTTAAAAAATAAAAAAAGGGACAATATGTCCCTTTTATTTTTAAATTAATTTTTAATTAATTACTCAAAAATTTCGTCAATCTTACTTTCAGCAACTGAAGTAATTCTCCAATCATAACTAAATGATTTGTAAGCTTCAGTAACTTTAGCTTCAACATCGGTTACATTGTAACCTTTAACTAATTTTTCTTCACGTACTTTTTTAATTTTACCTGAGTTTTCATCTGGCAAATCGTACTGAACTTTTGCCACAAAATATTTTTCATCCATTTCCATAATATATTATTTTCCTAAATAATCGTTCAATCTATTCATTAAATCAAGCGATTTGTTACCATCACGCTGCATTTTTTGTTCTTTTTCTTCCTGTAAATTTTCTTCAAACTTAGATTGGTCTCCTTTTTCTTTGAAAAGGTATGCTCCTGGTGTGGACGGTGCTTGCACCAAGTCAAAACAAATTAACTCAAAATCATCCTGAACTTCATTTTGTTCACCTACTTTTTTTAACGAACCAACTCCTCTTGAGGATATGCCTAATGTAACTCCTAATCTTAGTAGATTTGCCGCTTGGTCACCTTTTGTTGATACAATACCTCTTTCATGAAAACCGGGTGAAGTTAATAATTTTAGTTTACCTATAAGAATATTCTTATCCCACCATACATCAGTTATAATATGTGAAACTCTATCTAAATCAATCAATGAGGATTCAGGGTGATTTAATTCTGAAAGAGCGGTATTCTTTTTAATGTAGTTTTTAATGTAATTATCGGCTTCTCTTTTTAATACTCTTTCAGGATAAATTCTACCATTTCTGTTTGGGGTATTGTATTTTTGAAGTACCGCATAAAACTCAAATGGTTTAGAGTAGTCACCAACCTCAAATGATTCTTTTATTATTCTATCATTTGAAAATTCAATAGGTGACACGTATCCCGCATCATATTCAATTAATATTCCTCTACCTGAATCACTAGGACCTAATATTTTGTAATTTTGCATTTTAGAAGTTTTATATATAAATAGTATTAAACTTCTATTTTAATTTTTTTATCAGTTTTTGTTAAATGAAATGTAAATAAATCATTATTTTTAAATATTTCTTTTGATATTGAGTCAACTATTTCTTTAACTGAACTTTTTATTTTTGTGGATTTAAAATCTAAATCACCTTTTACAAATAAAGTAATTTCTAAATTCATGAATGATTTTTTATTTACTGAAATCCCACTTGACCTTAAATCTAAATCAACTATAAATTTATTTTCAAATGTAAATTGATTTAGTATTTCACCAATAAAATTCTTTAATTTTCTATGGAAATTGGATACTACTCTTTCCCAGTTTTCTTGATGATTTCTTGGTTTAACCCAAGATTGTAAGTTTATGTAAATTGATTTAAAATTTTTGGAGTCTACCGTGCCGTATGAACATTTAAAGTTTTTATATCCTTTAACTGTACATGATTTTCCTTTCTTCATTATCTCTCATATTCGAAGTTTATTGTTAATATAAATTTAGAATAATTTTATTGTTTTGTCAAAAATAAAATAAAAAAGTCCGTATATTACGGACTTATTTTTATATATGTAATTTTAAATTACAAATTTTCATTTAGTGTGAGTAATTTAATATACTCTTTTTTTGAAAACTCTATTGATGAAATTTTATTTTTTGTCTCAAGTAAAGTTGTCTTCATTGTGTCATCAGATTCTTTTAACAAAGTTTCCAATTTTTGAATGGTGCTTTCTTTTAAAGTTTCAAATTTTTCCTTTGTTGATTCATCAGATTTTAAAACCTCTATAACTTTTTGTTTTTCAGATTCACTAAGAGTATCTAAATGTTTTTTAATTGTGTTATTCGCCACCTTAACTAATGAACTCAGAGGTAATTTCGGACTTTCTTTTTTGACAGGTTTTTTAACAATGCTTTCGACTATTCCTTTCTTAATTTGAAACTTATCTTCAATGTTCAAGTCTTTTGAGAATATAAAATTGTCAATATTTTCATATTTATTTTCCAAAACAATGTTATTTGTCCAAGTTTTTATTGTTTTTATTGTTGATTCGTTTATTTTCAAAGTTTTTAACTCAGACATAGTTTCGTCAAATAGGAATGATGCCATTTCCTTGTCAATACCTTTATTTTCATTTAAAGTATCGTAACTATTCATCATTTTTGCAAATGATTTATCAGACTTTATTATTTTATTTAAAATTTTTAAATCTTTTTTTAATTGATTATCAACGTATGATTGAACCAATTTATTTTCAACTAAAGTTTTTAATTCACCGAATTTCATTTTGTTATTTTCTTAATAAATATTAATCATTTAATAAGTTATTCAAAGTTGAGTTCATTTCATTCAATGTTTTTTTAGCTTTACTCAAATCAATTTCTTCATTGTCGTTAGCCCAATCTCCTTCTAAAATAATATTTAGTCTATTTTCTCGTGATTCGGGGGCTAATCCTGGCTCTCCTGCCGGTGGTGCGGGTTCGGCCGGACTAGGTCCTCCTGATGGTGGTGGAGGTGTCATTCCTCCTAAATCTTCACCACCTTCCATTCCTCCTCCTGGTTCAGCGGGGGCTGCAGGTTGTTCACCTTCTTTTTTACCGTATAATCTATCTAAGTTATCAAACAATCCTGTGTGTGTAATTACTTCAGCTGTTTTTGTTAATTCGGCACCAACAGCATTTTCGATTCTTTGTTGTTGTAAATCAAGTTTAATTTCCTCATCTGAAAATCCAAGAATATGTTTTTTAGCCCATGATACTGAAGTTGGTGCAATTCCTTGAATTGCGGTTACCATGTCTTTGTATAACAATATTTTTTCTTTCCACACATCTACCATTAACAAGTCAGCTTGTTTAGATGGGTTTGTTAAGGATAAAGTAAAATTTGAAATTTCGTCTTCAAATCCTAATAAAAATAAATGTACAATTGCAATTTTATTCAATTCCTGAATCATACTTTTTTGTATTCTATTAATGGTACGAGCGAATCGTATGTCCATTAATGCCAAATTCTTACCATCACCAACTGCCTCCTCAAAACCTAAGAATCCTTTTGGAACTCTTAATGCTGTTAACAATTTCTTTTGAATGTATTCAATATCTGCAATTTCTGATAAATTTTGAGCACCTGCTAATGTCTCTATGGGTGAGGCTTGTGCTGGGTCACGAACAGGAACAAAATAATCTTGGTCAACAGCCATTTGATTAAACCTCATGTCTACGTTACCTGTTTGAGGGTCAACAGTTTGAGACCTTTTAAATTTGTTTGCAAATCTTTGGATATATGGTTCAACATCGGCATCATCCATATTTCCAACAAACACTTTAAATACTCTTCTTTCAGGAGCTCTTGAAGTTCTGTAAATTAACATTGCATCTTCTGAAAGTAATAACTGTTTCCAAATCCTTCTTGCCTTTTCAAGCATTGATGTTCCGTATGGAAGTCTTCTGTCGTCGCCCAATAATCTAAAATGGGCAATTTCCCATGAATTAAACTCCATGTCTTTTTGTTTCCATTTAAACTTGAGAGCCTTTTTTGATGGGTCAGTTTCAGGGTCAGTTTTTTTAATACCCATACCAGCTTCATGTCTCTCAATTTCAATGTTTGGTAATTGCATACATCCAACAACACCTTTTTCAGGGTTGAGTTTAAGGAACACAAAATTGTCACCATATTTACATGTGTTTCGTGTCCACATTGGTAAATTGGTGTTAATATCTAATGAATTAATGAATAAATCTACAAGTATCGCCTTTATTCTTTTTGAATCCGAATAAATTTGTAAAATGTGACCGTCTTGGTTTGGAGTTGTTGATTCTTCGGCGTATATGTCTAATGCTGCAGAAATTTCAGGAGTAAACTCCATTGATTCATAATCGTAAAATGATGCAAGTCTTGTTGGTTCGTAATATACTGCTTGGGTGTATAGGTTATTTTCTATTCTTGCCCACTGATTGGCCAAATAATATGTTTGACGTGCTTCTAATTTTTCTCTTTCGTATTCTTGTTTTGAAGTAGTTTTTAAAAGCTCTTTTTTATCGTATTTGTATGTTGGGTAATCTTGTCCTAATAATGAATTAGGACCAAATGCTTGTGATAACCTTTGCCATACCGTTAAATTTTGTTCACTCATAACAACAATAATAATTAATTATAAATAGTAAGAAATAGTTTAACATCCTTTTAGTTTTATAAATGATGGGATACTTTCACCACTTTCAAGTTTAGTAATTCCCGCACCTTTTAAAAAATAACCTCCGTTAGATGATTTATATATAAATTCTCCTGAAGCTCTTCCAGTACTAATAAAATTTGTTGTATTAAAACTCTCATCAATTGACCCATCAGGGTTTAGTCTCTTATAAACCGTTGTTACAATATCCCCTTCCTCAACACCATAAGAGACTAATATTTTACCATCAACATCTAAATCTATTGACCTCACAGGACCTGGTAAATTTGGGTTGATAAAAGTATTGTCAATTCCAACACCAAAGTCCAATTGTTCAATTCTTAAAATGTAACTATATCCATCAACATTTGTAAAAAACCCACCAACTAAAATTTTACCATTACCAACATACTTAATCGAAGTTATATAATCATTAATTTCTGTAAATGGCGAAAACCATTCATCGTCAACATATCCATATTGGTCTAAGAAAGTTATGTTAATATTTCCAAAGTTTTGATATTCTTCAAATTTTCCTCCAATTGCTATTTTATAATAATTTGGATTATTAGTTGGAATTATTTCTATACTAAAAACAGAAGAAGTATTTGCCGGCCAAAATTGGGTTTGACGATTAATTTGAGTATCCGTTTGATTGGAAAAATTTATATCTATACTCCCGTCCATGTTAAGTTTATAAATTTGTTGTGAATAACTTGGAGTGTTGGCGGTATAATTAATTTTAAAAGGACTTTGACCTGCTCTCATATACGTCAAAATTTTATTATCTGGCGTAATTTTGACTAAAGAGCGAGCAACAGGATTTGAGGTTCTAAACCCCAAAATGAATGAATTATCAAATGATAAATCCGCATTTAATTTTCTTAAAAATCTATTAGAATTTCCACTCCACAAATATTGATTAAGCGGTAATTGTGCAATAGATAGTGGGTTAGTTAAAGAAGTATTGTTAATTAAAACTTCTCCACTTTTACTATCAACAACTGATGTTCCATTAATTCTACCCAAAATAAGTTTATTTTCACCATAAAAAGGATTTTGGTCTAAGCAAATTATTACAATACCACCCAAACTATGAACAAAATCAGGGTCATATAAACCTTGTTCAAAAGTACAGGGTACAAAATTGTTAGTACCAGGTTCTATTGCAGGATATTGGTTTGTTTCTGAAAATTGATTTTTGGGTACTAAAGTTGATGGTGTTCCTGTGTTACCAATAACCATTTTAGTTCCATTAAATTTTCTGTTTGTTTTTTTTCTCTGACTAAGTCCCATTATCGCATTCCTCCAAATAACCAAGAATGTTTCATATAATCGTCCTTGGTTGCAGTATTAGGTTTATAATTATTGTTTTCAATAATCGGGTTAAAGTAACTTGTTTGTTGTTGGGTAGTTGTGTTTACGTGCCAAGAATCAATCATGGCCTTTGTATGCTCGGTTACTTTTGTCATTGATGTGAATGAATTTTCACCCACATATATACACATAGCCGTAGCCATAATTAAATCATCATGATGTCCTTTTTGATGGTCAGGTCTTCCATTTACGTATACAAAAGTTGACATTTCATTAAGTAATCTGTTTGAGTATACTTTAAATCCATGTCTCAAATATTCCTCAAAAGTTGCAATAATTTGAACTCGTTTTGCGTTAAAATTAATGCCAGGTATTTTATCCGCAGCTTTTGGGTCAAACTTCCATTTGTTTTGATAATCAACTCCATCTACATACAAATTTCTATATCCTAATTCTTGTAATTTTCTTGAAGTTGTAACTCCCATTCCACCTGTAATATCCACAACAATAAATGCTGAATACATATTACCCCACTTATAACATATTTCAGCCAAAGTATCAGGTGGAATTTTACCAATATATTCTGCAACTTGTTCCCTTGTATCAAAATCTAATATTTGGAATGTTGAAAAGTCTTCGCTATCCCCTCTACTTACGTCAACTCCCATTATGTATTTGTGCCCAATTTCAGGTTCTTTCCAAATCCATAATGAACCTCCCATAAATTTGTTTTGAGGTTCCTTAACTAAATTAACTCGTATATTATCTAATATATTGTTATCAAATACATTATCACCTGAACCCAAAAATGCACATTCTAACTCCTGATTAACCTTTCTTCTATCATATTTGAGTTTTTTAACCATTGACTCATACCAAGAAGAATGTGGTTTATACCCACTTGCAATTAAAGCCTTTATGTCATCAAAATTCCTTTCTCTTGGAGGTACATCCTTATAATCTATTGTTTCAACTTCAGGGTATTCATCCCTGTTTAAATAATAATGAATGATGTCGTTAACTTTTATTAACGATAAATCTTTTGTATATCTTGGGTCTTTAAACCAAACCATTTCCGAGATTTTAAACTCGTTCATGTTCTTTAATGCTTGGTCATATATTTCATAATAAATTGGGTCATACCCATTTGGGGTTGATACAACAATTACTTTACCCCCTGTGGATAATGACGCCATACAAGCCGCCCAAAAATCTCCGTCGGCTTCAATATACGCGGCTTCATCAAATACAAGTATAGTTGGTGTATAACCACGTAAAGCGTCTTTAGATGTAGCAACAGCTTTTACCTCACACCCGTTTGTTAATTTGAAGTGTCTTTGTGAGTTTTTTTCAGATGAGAATGTAACACCGACCCACTTTGGCCATTGTTCAGTAAAACCTCTAATTTTATTTGCCATTTCAACTGCAGTATCCAATTTGTTGGCAATGATTAGAATTTTTTCAGGTTTGTTTTTTCTTGCAAAAACCAATCGTTTTGATGTCCAAGCCGCAGTTACAGTAGATACACCAGCCTGACGATATTTTAATGCAATGTTTTCATTAAAGTTTTCATAGTCTTCCAATAAACTTATTTGGTCAGGAAATAATTCCAAAGGGACATATTTTGATACCGTGTTGTCATAAGTTTGTAAATAGGTTTTAAGTGCATATTCTGTCGATTTCATACACTTACCATATTCAATAATGACTTGCTCTTTTGTTAAACTCATATATGTTATAAATACTTAGAAATAATAAACCCCTCAACTTGGAGGGGTTTAATGTTTTTTATAATCCTAAATCAGATAAGTAATCGTCATCGGTTTCATCGCTCTTATACTTTTTCTTTTCTCTGTATGATGGATTACTTTGCATTTTTGATTGTAATTTCTTTGACTTATCTACTAATCCCTGTATGTAGTTTTCTGCAAACTGAGGGTCAGAAAGTCCCATAGTAAATAAAGACTTGGCAAGTTCAACCAAAGTTTCATACTTTTCTTCAGATAAAAACTTTAACATAAATGGAGTTAAGTCTCTTTGCTCTTGCGAATCTGAAACTAATCTGTTAAATATTTTATAAAACTCTAAATAGAATTTTTCACCATATACTAAATCGTAAGCTTCAATTTCAAGTGAAGTTGCTTGTTTTTTAGCAAGTTGACCTTTTTCACTTTTATCACCACCGGCAGATGTGAAAAACATAATTACACCCTTAACCAATTCGTGAACCAAAAGTGGTAATGTCATCGCTCTCGCTCTGATAATGAACGGGCCAGATTGTGATGGTGATTGCGATGGACGATTTTCTTGTCTTGGTGGTTGAGGGGTTTCCTCTTCGTCATCATCTTCTTCATCGTCACCTCCTCCACCTGGTCTTTGCATCCCACTTGGTGGTTTAACTTCTATTTGACCAATTTGTCCACCTCCAGTTGTTGCAATACTTCCAATATCGGGGAATAACCAATACATGTGTAACATAATTGGTTGTAAAATATTTGATAATTGTATAATTCTTTCTCCACCGGGTAATTCCTCAATTCTATCACTACAAATATCATAAGCATTTGCGTAATAAAGAGCCATACCTCTTCTGAATAAATTAATAATCATTCTTCTTGACACTTCATCTGAAAATGCCGCTTTAGCTTTTTCCGCAGTTTCAGGAGACATAACAAATGATGTCTCAATAGCCTCTTTGGCTTTCTCCTCATCAAATTCAACACCCATACTTTCAAAGTCATCCCTCATTTGCTCTAACTTCTCTTTCTTCTCCTCATCAACGTCTGCAAATTTTTTCATGATTTCTTCATCAGAAATGTTTTCAACCCTGTCCTTCATCCCTTTTAATTTTTTCAAAAAACCTTCAGTAAACTTTCCGTCTAACTGTAATTTCTTTGCAAAAAACTCTCTATCAATACCCATTGCTTTTTCAACTGACTCACTTGCGATTTCTTCTAAAGCCTCTCTGTTTCTATTTTGTAATTGGAGTAGTTCTTGTAATAACATCCCAACTAATTGGTATAGTTCGGCAAATGCGGTTTGAGCATCTCTTTTTAATGATTGGTTACCCGCAACTAATCTTCTATCAATCCCTGAATATCTATTAAACAATCTTTCTAATCTAACAATTGACTCTTTAAACGCTTCAGATGTAAAGAAATCAACTTGAGCTTGGGTTAGTCCAAATTTACTAAGAGGTAATTCCCCTCTTTCAATTTTTCCTTTAAGTGAACCTGCAGGTCTTGCTCCTCCAACTTCAGTCCCAAAACTCATTGGTGGGGCTTCGTTCAATAATTTTTTGAACTTGTCAACCAATTGGTTTTCTGTGATTGTTTTTTTACTCTTTAGTCTCATATCAATTATCTTTTTTGTTTTTTAACATTCCCATTCTTTTAACTTTTGACATAAACCATTCTAAATTTTTTGCTTCAGGGTCAGTCAATTCTGCTTCAGGGTCTTCATTTGGATATGGCTCATCCCACGGGTCAAAATCAGTATCTGTGTCAGGTTTTACACCTGGTTTTGGTTTTACCAAAGGGTCAGGTGAGTTTGACTCAGGGTCAGGTAATTCTGCTTCAGGGTCTTCATTTGGATATGGCTCATCCCACGGGTCAAAATCAGTATCTGTGTCAGGTTTTACACCTGGTTTTGGTTTTACCAAAGGGTCAGGTGACTCATTTAATTTTTTAACTCTAATTGCTTCTAACAAATCTTTTTTAGAAATTTTAGGTGTTAAATGTTTTTCAACAAGTTCAGACATTTTTTGTTCAATCAAAAATTCATAAGGATTTTTACCTTCTTCAATTGTTTTCTTAACACCTTTTACACATCTTTCATATTTTTTCATTTGACCTTTAGTCCATTCACTTCTTTCAGATGTTCCAAATTCATCGGACAAACTTGATGTACAAATCGCCCAAGGATTTTTACCTTTTTTAGATTTATTTTTTTCCTCTTCCATTGGTGTTGCAACTGTCTTTCCTGCCTTTGTAGATATTTGATATCCTTTAGGTGATGCGGGTAAATTTGCCGAACCATCACCTGTAATTTCATAAGAAGGTTTGTTAACTACTTTTACCTCAGCTTCCTTTACCAATCTTTTATGTAAAGCATTTACCTGAGACTCAGTCATTAAAGAAAGGGTTTTCTTACTGAAACCCAACTTCATTATATCTCCGATTTTTTGATTGTGTGTTTTCATAATTCAAATTCTTTATAAAATTCTAATATTATATCTTTTTCGTATAATTTATCTTTAACTTCTTGTTCAGTCATCCCATAATGAAAAACAAGTCTATTTTCTAAATCTTTATCCTCTTCCCATGCAAGGGCTACGACTTTATCGACCGCATCCTTCATACAAAAAAAATCAGAGTTTTGAACGAGTTCCATTTCTATACCTTCTCTGTTCAATACTCCGACCTTTTCAATTTCATTTATGTCTGGTGTTGTTGGGTTTCCGTTAGCAGGATTTGTATCCCAATCATCCCCCCATACATCATCACTTTTTGAGAATACAAACTCGTAAGTTTTATTCCCTTTATAATTAGCTCCTAACCCATTTACAAACACTAAATAACTCATAGTATCTGTCCATTAGGTGTAACTTTCAATTGCTTATTTTTATTTTCAAATACCAAATTACCCTTATTTGTTTTTCCTACAAAGGTAACCTCTGGAAAGCTATTAATCACCTTTTCAGCAACATTTTTTTGTTTTAAACTTTCAGATAATCTAATAATTTCTTTCAAATCATTTTTCTTTTTGTTTTCAACAACATTTTTTTTAATTTTTTTCTTGTTTTCAACAAATTTCTTTTCACTTTCAGAAATCATAAAATATTTTGACAATACCTTATCAACTTTAGACTCTTTGAATACTCTATCCATAGCTGTTGATAGGAATTTCTCGGTCATTTCTCCTTCGCTCATTTCACCGTCTTCTGCTGGCATTTCATCACCTGAAGGTAAGTCTGAAAATTCTTCACCGTCAGTTGGCATTTCATCATTCATATCCATACCCATATCCTCACCATCTTCTTCCTCACCTTCCAATTTTGTTACAATATCCATTTTGTCATCTTCATCCAAATTGTCCTCAAGAGCTGATAAAATTGAATTAATAACATATTTTGCGTCTTTTGATGAAATTTCTTCACCAGCATCTTCCATTGCTCTAATTTTTTGTCCCAACTTACCTGTAAGTTTTTGAATTGTTTTAAAAGTAACATTAGCATCCTCATCTGAAGAATCTGGTTCGTCAGGAGTTCCCATGTCTTCCATGTTACCCATATCGTCAGTTGGTAAATCTGTTTCAGGTTCTGCTGGAATGTCTGAATCCATTCCCATATCACCTGACATGTCGGGTTCATCCGGCATTGGTGCGGGTGGTGGAACGTCCTCAACGGGTAGAGTATCCTCTACTTCAGGAGCTGCAGGTTTTGGGGTTTTAAGAAAATATTTTTTTTGTTCAGTGAATAAAGAAATACCTTCAGAAATGTTATTAGTCTGATTAATTTCTTTGGCCATCAAGTTTAATACTTTCATAGCATCGGCATATGAATTATAGTATTTTCTATTTTTCATAGGTGTGATGTACTCAGACTGACTTTCAGTTAAACCTTGCTTGATTATATACCCCATTTTTTCTTTCACAATATGGTAAACATTACCATCAGCAAGTTTTGTAGTATAATCTGTCTTAGAAGTTTCGTTTATTGACAAAGGCGTTACTTCTTTGTAGTGAGCAATTTCTAAAATTCTTTTTATTTTCTCATCTCCCTGAAGTTTTTCACTTCCTATTGGTTTTAATCCACTCATTTTATTTTTTTTTTAATTATTTAATCCGTTAAATCCACCAAGTGTTACGGCGTCTAATTGCACTATAACATCAGCTGAGTTAGTAGCGTTAAAAACTGGATGAGGTTGTAGTCTTGAAATACAAGTACCACACCCTCCTGATACCACATTAGGTATAACTACATAAGTATAAGTTCCTGATGAAAGTTGTGCCATATATTTTTCTTTATAAATATATCATTAATTTATTATTTTAAAAAAATGTGTTTAATTCTTGTAGTGATAGTTTTTGGTCTAATAACTTATCTCTCATTTCCAACAGCTTACCAATATAACCGTTTCTTCTTAGGTACTTAAAAACTAAATTCTCTATTGAGAATTCTCCTCCTTTTTCTAACCCTGATTGTCTACATTTTTTAATTTTTTTGTAACATTTTTTCAAAGTTTCTTGTGAGTCCTGCAAGTCTTCTTTTTTGGCTTGTTCAATACACTCATCAATAATTTTCATCCATTGTTCAGCTTTAGTTTTAATAAGCTCTTTATTGATTTTTTTCACATCTTTAGTTGGTTTACTAATAAACTCATCAAACATTATTGAGTATACCCCATCACTAAAGGCTTCGGAATTTTCATCTTGCAAATACAATTCAACATCAAAACCTTTTATTTTGATGTCATGTTTTAAATTAAATAATGTCTTTTTTAAATCAAATAGTTCAGAGTATAATTCATACTGTTCATTAGGGAATTGATTATAATCGGCAATTATGTGTAAATCAAAATCAGAGTAATCTGACCAATTGTAATTTGATAAAGAGCCCATCAAAACGATGTCTGAAATAATCACATCAATATCTACATAATATAAAAATTCCTGAGCCGCAGATAACAATCTTTGTCTGATTTCTTTTTTCAAAGTTGCCTTGTTAATATCGGCATAGTTATCCCATACTTTAGGATTAAGCGTATCGTTTAATTCAAAACTTTTAACAATTCTGTCGTCTTTCACATATATAAATACTTCAAAATTACAACTTTTTGTATTTGAAATTCTTAGATATTTGTTTACTGAAAAAACTACCTTGAGATTCCGCTCTTCTCATTGCGGTAAACACATTTAATGGAACATCCAAATATTCATATTTTGAATTGTTATTGAACTCAATTATTAAATTTTTTGATTCGGTGTCATAATCAGCACCTTTAATATTAGATGATTTAATTTCACAAATAATGTGAGTTCCTTTAATTTCTTCTTTTGTGATTGCCATAATTTTTTTTAATAAGATTAATAGTTGAAATTTTATTTTTAAACACTTAAATTTAAGAAAAAAATGTTATGATAGAATCAATCGACGACGGAAATAAAGGTAAATCAAAAAATCAGTCAAATTCTCAGACGCCAGTTTTGGATAATTTTAGTAGAGACTTAATAAAATTAGCCCAAGATGGAAAATTAGACCCTGTGGTCGGTAGAGAAAACGAAATAATAAGAATTGCACAAATTCTTTCACGAAGAAAGAAAAATAACCCAATTATCATTGGTGAACCAGGTTGTGGTAAAACTGCAATCGTTGAGGGTCTCGCAATGAAGATATTTGATGGAGATTGTCCAAGAAATTTATTAGATAAAAGAATTTTGTCCTTAGATTTAAACTCAATCATTGCCGGAACAAAATACAGAGGTCAATTTGAAGAGAGGTTGAAAGTAATTTTAGAGGAATTACAAGCAAATCCGAATATTGTTTTGTTTATTGATGAAATTCACACCATTGTTGGAGCAGGTAATGCTTCAGGCTCATTAGACGCATCAAATATATTAAAACCAGCCCTTTCTCGTGGAGAAATTCAATGTATTGGTGCAACTACATTAGACGAATACAAAAAACAGATTGAAAAAGACGGAGCATTAGATAGAAGATTCCAAAAAGTAGTAGTTTCTCCATCAACTACGGAAGAAACACTACAAATTCTACGAAATGTTAAAGACAAATACGAAAACTACCATAAAGTTAATTATACTGAGGAAGCATTGAAGACTTGTGTTGAACTTGCTGACAGATATATCACCGACAGAGAGTTTCCTGATAAGGCTTTTGATATTTTGGATGAAGTTGGAGCAAGAGCTCAAGTTGACGTTAAAAACCCTGAAATTATTGAGGATTTGAAAAAACAATCTCAGGAAATTAAGGAACAAAAATTACTCGTAGTTAAAAAACAAAACTACGAGATGGCGGCAGAACTCAGAGATAGGGAGAAAAAAGTTTTAACTCAATTAGACGAGGAAAAAAAGAAATTTGAAGAAGAATTACTTACAAAAAAGAAAAATATTCCGATTGAATTGGTTTACGAGGTAGTTGCCAACATGACAAAAATACCTGTAACTAAACTTTCATTAGATGATACCAAAAATCTGATTAATTTGGAAGAAAATTTATCAAAAAGAATTATTGGTCAGTCTGAAGCTGTTTCCAAAATTGCAAAAGCAATCAGAAGAAATAGACTTGGAATCAAAGACCCAAATAAACCGATTGGTTCATTCATTTTCTTGGGGTCAACGGGTGTTGGTAAGACATTATTAGCCAAGGAACTCGCAAAACAAATTTTTGGAAGTGATGAAAACCTAATCAGAGTAGATATGTCTGAGTTCCAAGAGAAACATAGTGTTTCTCGTTTGATTGGTTCACCTCCAGGTTATATAGGATACGATGAGGGCGGACAATTGACTGAACAAGTGAAGACAAAACCATACTCAGTTGTATTATTTGACGAGGTTGAGAAAGCCCATAAAGATATTTTCTCGTCATTACTTCAAGTTTTAGATGAAGGTTATTTGTCAGATAGTTTTGGAAGAAAAGTTAACTTCAAAAACTGTTTAATTATAATGACATCAAACATTGGAGTTAAAAAATTACAGGATTTTGGGTCAGGAATCGGATTTGGAACTAAAGGTAATGTTTATTCAGACCAAGAAGCCAAAAAGAGTATTTTAACAAAAGAACTTAAAAACTACTTTGCACCTGAATTCATAAATCGTTTAGATGAAATGATTGTGTTTAACGCTCTTAGTACGGAAGATGTTAAAAAGATTGTTAAAATTGAAATGTCGGGTCTTGTTAAGAGATTAAACGGTTTAAAATACAATATCACATTTGACGAGTCCTGTATTGATTACATTTCCAAAATAGGATTTGATGAAGTATATGGAGCAAGACCACTTAAAAGAGCAATACAAGAAAAATTTGAAGATTTTATTTCTGATGAAGTATTAAAAGAAACAATCTTGGTTGATATTCCTTACACAATATCTATTACGGACGAAATTGTTACAATTAAAGAAAACGAACCTGAAAAAACTAAGACCAAAAAACCAAGAAAAAAGAAGGGGGAATAAATCCCCCTTTTTTTATAAGTTATATTTTGAAACGTGGTTAAATTTATACTTTTTGTAACCAAGTTTTTCAATTAGTTTTTGTCCAGTCCTTGTTCCTGCAAATACCTCATCAACAACCACATATTCATTTTTGGTGTGGTAATTATGGTAACCAACTGAAAAGTTAATACATGAGAAATCAAATTTCTTTTTCAACTGCCAAACATCAGTATATGGATGTTGCATAAATTTTGGAGCCGATAACATACCTTCAGTCAAAACTTCTCTTGCCGACTGATGAAATTCAGAATCAGTCTCAAAAAGTTTCACACCAAAACAATATTCTGTAACCATATAGTCGTCAGGAGCGTCAAACTGAATTGCATAACCTACGTTTTCAAAAAACTTTGGGTCGGCTTCTTTTGAGCCAATACAACCAACTTCTTCTGATACAAAAAAAGCCGCTTTTAATACATCAAATTCTTCAAGTAACTGAAGACATGCAAAAACTCCACATTTATCGTCCCCACCAATTCCTGTAGGCTCACCATTATCGTTATAGGCTTTTAATGAATAACTTTTGTTACCTTTTGTATCGGGAAGATATTCTTCACGAATGTTAATAGTGTCAATTTTATGAACAGTGTCGGTGTGAGCAACAACACAAGGATAAAATTCACCTTCTGAAATTTGTCCTTTTGTTACATAAATGTTACCCAATTCATCAATATGGAAATCATATTTTTTTTCTAACAAATAATCAGTTAGAAATTCAATCATCTTATCCTCTTGGAAAGAATGGGTGGGGATGGACAATACAGTCCTTAAAAAATCTACATTTTCAATCATAAGGACAAATATAATAAAAATTTTAGATATTAGAACAATTCAGGATGAAATAAAAAATTTTGAAAATCTTCTAAATTCATTTTCATTCTTCGGCCAGGGATTACAACAATTATTTTACCGTCTTCAACTTTATCTAACCTAAAAGTTTGACCAGTTTTAGTCCCAAAACTTTTTTCTTTGGGGAAATTGTATGTTTTGCCAAAATAGTATCCCAATTTTTTTACATAATTAATCAATTCAAAATTTTTCTCTAAGGTTCCTTCTTCTAAATCTTCAAGTAATTTATCATAAATTTTTTCTAATTGTCTATAAACCGAACTATCAAATGCGTCGCGATTAAAATTTCTATCATCATAATATGCGTGATAATCATCATATAAATCCTCATCAAATGTTAAATTATTCTCTGAAACATACTGCTTAAGACACTCAACAAAATCAATACTTTGTTTATCAATGTCATATTCTTCAAAAAATTGGATTAGTAAGCTGGCAGTTGTAATGTATTTTTCCGCGCATCTTTGTTCAAAGAAATGTATATCGTGAAATTTATTACATAATTGTTTTATTACATATTCTCTAAGTCCGGCAACTAAGGCTTCATCATAATACTCAGCATATTCATAAGCGATTTGGTTACAGGCGTCCTCATCAATTGATAATAAAAGTCTTGCAATTTCTTCATATTGGTCAGTAACAGTTATATTTAAATTTGGAGATGTCATGTCAAGAATTTTCTGAATCAATTTATGATTATCTTCATTCATATATCTTAAAATATAACCTTCTCTAAAATCATCATCAGCATAACTACTGTCAATAAAAACTCCACTGTGATAAAATCCTCTACTTCCACCAAACGCAACTGAAATTAGATATTTGTTATTAGTTTCTCTACCTTCATCGGTAAACATCTCAACATATTCACTTTCAGTAAATGTTAATACCACAACACTTTTACCTAAATTTTTTTCATTATGATAATTTATATCAATTGTTCCACTCTCGTCAGACCTTCTAACTGAATTTGGAGTTGATTCTCCATTAACATATGATTTTAATTTTTCGTATATTGACACAATAAAACTTTTTTAAATAAATACTTGTGGATTAAAGAATATATTTATATATTTGTAAAACAAAAGTTCTTTGAATTATGGGGATGTTTTTTGGCTTTGACAGGAATGGATTTGTCATAAAACGCACGTCGGGGCTAAGCTAACCCTGTTTAACTGGCTTGAATTTTAAACGGCAACGTGATTAACAAACTTTCTACAATCGGTTTAATCCGCACTGAGGAAGTATCTGTAGCTTAATCTGGGATTAACCTACTAGGGGTCGGCAGACATATAACCTTGCAACAGAAGTCGTAGTTGTGGTGTGGTTTCTACCCAAAAAGAAACAAAGTGGATGATTAGTTCTCAGTAAACCGAACCACTATAAAATAAGGGAATTGTGAAGTTTCGGATTGTTTAGAAAAACAATGACCTAAGCGTGTAGTGTTTTATGGTAGACTTTTTTGGACCCGGGTTCGACCCCCGGCATCTCCACCAATATTATGAAACGGAGGACTCGTCCTCTGTTTCATTTATTTCATTACAAATCCTCATTGTCGAATTCAAATCTTCAATATTTGTCGGATTATAAGAAATATGGAAGTGTCCTCCAGTAGCTCCTCTTGATGGAAATCTATACTCAT